TCTAGTATGAGTGTTACTAAATCATTAGCAGAATGTATTTCTTTAAGATTTAAAGATGTATTAGAATTTCATCCAACAAGAGACAGTTTTATTTCTTCAATTGGTCAATTTTCTGTAGGTTCATTAAAAGAATTAGTAAATTTAAGATTACATGATTTTGGTATATTTTTAGATTTAGAGCCTGACGAAGAAGAAAAAAATATTTTAGAAGCAAATATACAAATGGCATTAAGCCAACAAAGTATATTTTTAGAAGATGCTATTGATATTAGACAAGTAAGAAATATAAAACTTGCAAATCAATTATTAAAATTTAGAAGAGTTAAAAAACAACAAGCTGACCAAGCACAAGCGCAAGCAGCATCTGTTGCACAGGCTGAAGCGCAGGGCCAAGCACAAATAGGAATAGAACAAGCTAAAGCGCAAGCAGCTCAAGTTCAAGCGGAATCAACAATTCAAATATCAACATCTAAAAATGAATTAGATATTAAAAAGCTTGAAATTGAAGCAAGAACAAAAAAAGAATTAATGCAATTTGAGTTTGATTTAAATGTTCAATTAAAAGAAATGGAAATTGAAGCTCAAAAAGAATTAGCAAATAAATCAAAAGATATATCTGGGCCACCTAAAATAAACAAACCCAAAAAATCTTTTGAATCAAAGGGTAATGATGTATTAGGTGGAATTGAAATGTCTAGATTTGAACCTAGATAAATTATTTTAATTATTTTATTTTATATTATGGAAGAAAAAGTTGAAGTTAAAGCAGTTGAAGAAAAAGTTGAAACTTCGCCTGCACAAAAAGAAGCTGCGGTTATTGATGCAGCTGTTAAAGAGGGAGATGTAAACCCTGAATACGGATTACAGTCAGATGGTGTTTACAAAATTAATTTAGATAAACCACCAAAACAAAAAGAAGATGCCGTTCAAGAGCAAAGCACAAATGAGGTATCTGTACGCGACGGATCCGAAACTAGCAAAGAGGTTCAAAAAGAAAACAAAGAAAAGTCTGAAGAACCTACCGGAGAAAATAAACAAGAAGAAAAAAATAAAAGTAACGAAGAAGAACAAGGGGAAAAAATAGATTCTCCTATAGAATTAGTTACAGATGAAAAAGATAGTTCTAACGAGGCACGAGTGGATTCAAGCGTTGAAAATACCGAGCCCGCAGAGGAACAAGAAGAAATACTTTCGGAAGATAAAACACAAGAACTTCCAGAAGATATAAATAAACTTATGCAGTTTATGGACGAAACAGGTGGATCTTTAGAAGATTATGTTAATCTTAATAAAGACTATTCTGCTATGGACGCAACCGCATTAGTATATGAATACTATAAAACAACAAAACCTCATTTAAATAATGAGGACCTGTCTTTTCTTATGCAAAAAGAATTTCAATATTCTGAAGATGAAGATGAGCCAGGTGATATTAAAGCTAAACAATTAGCTTTTAAAGAAGAATTATATAAAGCTCAAAAGCATTTTAAAGACTCAAAGGAAAAATACTACGCTGATCTTAAGTTAAGAAAAAAGCAAGAAGTACCTGATGAATATAAAAAAGCTTATGACTTTTATAATCAAGCAATTAAAAATGAAGAAATAACTGAAAAAAATAAAAAAAGTTTTATATCTAAAACTAACAAGGTTTTTGATGAAGAGTTCAAAGGTTTTGATTTCAAAGTCGGGGATAATAAATATAGATATAAAGTTGAAAACAAAAATAAAATAAAAGATTTTCAGTCAGATCTTAGCAATGTTTTTAGCCAATATTTAGATAAAGAAGGTGATATGCGTAACCCTTATGGTTATCATAAGGCTTTATTTGCAGCACAAAACGCAGATAAATTAGCAAATCATTTTTACGAGCAGGGCCGTGCCGATGCTTTAAAACAATCTATAAAAGAATCTAAGAATATTGATATGAGCCCAAGAACAGATGCTTCTGCTGCTGGTAATTATTCAAATGCACCGGTTAGGGTTGTTCCATCTGAATCTTCAAATAAATTGCGCATAAAATGGAATAAATAACTTAATTTTTAAAACTTTTACAAATGGCTTTTACAAGTGGAATTCCTGCGGCTTTACAACCGACTCAAACAAAAGCATTATATGCAGGAAACTATATTGATTTTACTGACAGCTCATTTAATATGTGGGCTCAGCAGTTTTTACCAGATGTATACGAGCAAGAAGTTGAAAGATATGGAAACAGATCTATCGGTTCTTTCTTACGTATGGTATCTGCGGAAATGCCATCTACTTCAGACCAAATTATTTGGACTGAGCAAGGTAGATTGCATACAAGATATGCGAATATCGTTTATTTAAGTAACTCTGGAACTATGCCTACTAGTGGTACTACTCCTGGAACTGCTTCTGCAGTAACTACAGGTGGTAGTGTTGGAAACTTTTTTGTGCCAACAGCTCAACCAACTAGCTTAGGTATTACTTCACAGGGCACAACAGCTGTTAACTTTAAGAAAGGTCAAACAGTTATGATTCAAGCTCAAACAAGTGCAACATCTGCAATTGGTGGTACTGGTGCTATGATTAAAGGTATTGTTACTAATGTTAGTGGACAATACTTCCAAGTCAAAGCTTATGGTGGTGTTCCTGCTATTACAAATGCACAAAGATTTACTGCACTTGCTTATGGTTCTGAATTTGCAAAAGGATCTTCTAACTTTACTGAAAAGCTAGATCCTAGCTATGCAACATTTACCAACAGCCCTGTGATCTTAAAAGAGCATTATTCAATTAATGGTTCTGATACTGCACAAATTGGCTGGATTGAAGTTACTTCTGAAAATGGGGCTAGTGGATATTTGTGGTATTTAAAATCAGAGCATGAAAATAGATTGAGATTTGAAGATTATCTTGAGATGTCAATGGTTGAAGGTGTTAAACAATTAAACACTGGAGCTACTTTAAATTTTTATGATTCTGCACTTACAGCAACCGCTAAAGGTACTGAAGGTTTCTTTGAAGCTATTGAAGCAAGAGGAAATGTATATTCAGGATTTGGTGCACAAGCTGCTGGTGGTGGTGCGTTAACTGATTTTGATGCTGTATTAGTTCAATTGGATAAGCAAGGTGCTATTGAAGAAAATATGCTTTTCTTAGATAGAAATCTTTCTTTAGAAATTGACGATATTCTTGCGCAACAAAATGGCGGATATTCTGGAGGTACATCTTTTGGAGTATTTAACAATAGCGAAGATATGGCGTTAAATTTAGGATTTACAGGCTATAGAAGAGGTTCTTATGACTTCTACAAAACAGACTGGAAATATCTAAATGACTTCTCTACAAGAGGAGGTTTTGGTGACATCGAAGGTGTATTAGTACCTGCTGGTACTTCTACAGTTTACGATCAAGTCCTTGGTCAAAATATCAAGAGACCATTCTTACACATTAGATACAGAGCTTCTGAGACTGAAAACAGAAAAATGAAGTCTTGGGTTACTGGATCTGTTGGTGGACCATCTAGTTCTCCAATTGATGAGATGAGAATGCACTATTTATCTGAAAGATGTTTAATCGTTCAGGGCGCAAATAATTTCGTATTATTTAAAGACGCTTAGTATTTATATAAGTTTTGCCCCCGTGTTTTATCGGGGGTAATTCTTATTAACAATTATATTATATTATATTATGGAAACAAAAGTTAGAGTGCCAAAAATTGAAAAAAATTGGCAAATAAAAGATAGAACATATATTTTAACAGGAGGTAAATCCCCTCTTAGTTGGACAATACAATCTAAGCATACTGCTAGAAAACCTTTATTATGGTTTGATGAAGAGTTAAGCGAGCAAAGAGAATTAAGGTATGCAAGTAATCAAAAATCATTATTTGTTGATGAACAAAAAGGGAATGCTACACTGGCTCATGTAATTTTTTTAGATGGGGTATTAGAAGTTCCTAAGCATCAACAAGCTTTGCAAAAACTTTTATCGTTATATCACCCTAAAGCAGGTGAAATATGGCAAGAAGTTGATGAGGAAGCAAATGCTATGGATGAAGTTGATAATATTGAGTTTGAATTAGAAGCTTTAAATTTAGTTAGAACACTAGATATAGAACATTTAGAAGCTATAATGAGAACTGAATTAGGATCAGCTGTAGTAAATATGAGCACTAAAGAATTAAAAAGAGATGCTTATTTATTTGCTAGAAAAGACCCGGAACTTTTTATAGAAATATCCAACGACGATGATATTAAATTACGAAATTTAGCAAACAGAGCTGTTGAAAAAGGAATTATTGAATTAACAGATGAAAATACTATATTTAGATTTGCTAACGGTAAAAAAATAATGCAAGTACCATTTGATCAAAATCCATATGGAGCACTAGCACAATATTTTAAAACTGATGAAGGCGTAGATTTAATGAAGTCTATTACGAAAAAATTATCGTAATACAAATGATATAAGGCGAGAAATCAGCCTTTTTCTCCTCTCTCCCCTCTCCCTCCCCCCTCCCTTTTCCTTTT